TTTCGCTTACGTGGCATGCTGGCCACCGGCTTTCCGTAGACGGATGCCCCTTTAATGGGGATCACCCGGAACAGCCCATGCTTTTTCGAGCGTTCATACACAATAGTCGGGTCAATCCCGCCAGTATCCCAGCAGATACGGGATACCGACATTTCTGCACCATTCCGGCGGGTATAGGTTTTATTGATGGCCTCATCCACACGCAGCAGCGTCTGTTCATCGTCGTGGCGGCCCATAATAATCTGCCGATCAATCAGCCAGCTTTCCTCACCCGGCCCCCATCCCCATACGCGCATTTCGTAGCGATCCAGCTGGGAGTCGATACCGGCGGTCAGGTAAGCCACACGGTCAGGAACGGACGCTGAATAATGCTCTTTCCGCTCTGCCATCACTTCAGCATCCGGACGTTCGCCGATCTTCGCTTCCCATGTCTCACCGAGCGTGGTGTTCACGAAGGTTTTACGTTTTCCCGTATCCCCTTTCGTCTTCATCCAGTCTTTGACAATCTGAACCCAGGTGGTGAACGGGCTGTACGCCGTCCAGATGTGAAAGGTCACACTGTCAGGCGGTTCAATCTCTTCACCGGATGACGAAAACCAGAGAATGCCATCACGGGTCCAGATCCCGGTCTTTTCGCAGATATAACGGGCATCAGTAAAGTCCAGCTCCTGCTGACGGATGACGCAGGCATTATGCTCGCAGAGATAAAACACGCTGGAGGGATCATCCGGCGTCCATTTGAGGCCAAACGGCGTCTCTTTATCGCCAAATTTAAGGTACTGCTCCTCCCCGCAGTGCGGGCAGGCAACATGAAAACGCATAAAATGCGGGGATTCACTGGCTGCACGCTCAATCTGGCAGGTGCCTCTCACTTTGGGCGTGGAGCCACGGATGGACTTTGGCCAGACCGAGCCTTCAATACGCTTATCGCCCAGGAACGTCGGAGAGCCTTCCTGTTCAATATCCTCATCAAAGGCAGCAAGTTCATCATAACCCGCCACATCCACTGACTTTTCACGGTAGTTTTTTGCCGCTTTACCGCCCAGGCACCAGAAGCCACGCCCATTGGTGAAACGCTTCATGGTGAGCGTGTTATCCCGGTGCTTTTTGCCATACCACGGGGCCAGCGCCAGCAGCGACGGAATATCACGAATAGTCGGCTCAACGTGGGTTTTCATAAAGTTCTCGGCATCACCATCCGTCGGCAACCAGATAAGGGTGTTGCGCTGCTTATGCTCTATGAAGTAGGCATAAACACCCAGCAGCATTTTGGAATAACCAACACGGGCAGACTTCACCACATTCACCTCGCGGATGTAGTCACTGCCCATCGCATTCATGATGGCCCGCTGAAAGGGCAGTGTTTCCCAGCGCCCTTCCTGGTATGCGGATTCTTTCGGGAGATAGTAACTGGCATCCGCCCATTCAACGGCGGTCTGTGGCTCCGGCCTGAACAGTGAGCGAAGCCCGGCGCGGACAAAATGCCGCAGCCTGTTAACCTGACTGTTCGATATATTCACTCAGCAACCCCGGTATCAGTTCATCCAGCGCGGCTGCTTTGTTCATGGCTTTGATGATATCCCGTTTCAGGAAATCAACATGTCGGTTTTCCAGTTCCGGAAAACGCCGCTGCACCGACAGGGGGATCCCGTCGAGAATACTGGCAATTTCACCTGCGATCCGCGACAGCACGAAAGTACAGAATGCGGTTTCCACCACTTCAGCTGAGTCTCTGGCATTCTTCAGTTCCTGTGCGTCGGCCTGCGCACGCGTAAGTCGATGGCGTTCGTACTCAATAGTCCCTGGCTGGAGATCTGTCTCGCTGTCCTGCCTCAGTTCTTCAACTTCCCGGCGCAGCTTTTCGTTCTCAATTTCAGCATCCCTTTCGGCATACCATTTTATGGCGGCGGCAGAGTCATAAAGTACCTCATTACCCTTGCCACCACCCCGCAGAACGGGCATTCCCTGCTCCTGCCAGTTCTGAATGGTACGGATACTCGCGCCGAAAATGTCAGCCAGCTGCTTTTTGTTGACTTCCATTGTTCATTCCACGGACAAAAACAGAGAAAGGAAACGACAGAGGCCAAAAAGCCCGTTTTCAGCACCTGTCGTTTCCTTTCTTTTCAGGGGGTGTTTTAAATAAAAACATTAGGTTACGGCGAAGAAGAACGGAAACGCCTTAAACCGGAAAATTTTCATAAATAGTGAAAAACCGCGAGGTCGCCGCCCCGTAACCTGTCGGATCGCCGGAAAGGACCCGCAAAATGATAATAATTATCATCTACATGTCACAACGTGCATCTACGCCATCAAACCACGTCAAATAATCAATTATGACGCAGGTATCGTATTAATTGATCCGCATCAACTTAACGTAAAAACAACTTCAGACAATACAAATCAGCGACACTGAATACGGGGCAACCTCATGTCAACGAAGAACAGAACCCGCAGAACAACAACCCGCAACATCCGCTTTCCTAACCAAATGATTGAACAAATTAACATCGCTCTTGATCAAAAAGGGTCCGGAAATTTCTCAGCCTGGGTCATTGAAGCCTGCCGTCGGAGGCTAACGTCAGAAAAGAGAGCATATACATCAATTAAAAGTGATGAAGAATGAACATCCCGCGTTCTTCCCTCCGAACAGGACGATATTGTAAATTCACTTAATTACGAGGGCATTGCAGTAATTGAGTTGCAGTTTTACCACTTTCCTGACAGTGACAGACTGCGTGTTGGCTCTGTCACAGGTTAAGTAGTTTGAATGATTAGCAGTTATGGTGATCAGTCAACCACCAGGGAATAATCCTTCATATTATTATCGTGCTTCACCAACGCTGCCTCAATTGCCCTGAATGCTTCCAGAGACACCTTATGTTCTATACATGCAATTACAACATCAGGGTAACTCATAGAAATGGTGCTATTAAGCATATTTTTTACACGAATCAGATCCACGGAGGGATCATCAGCAGATTGTTCTTTATTCATTTTGTCGCTCCATGCGCTTGCTCTTCATCTAGCGGTTAAAATATTACTTCAAATCTTTCTGTATGAAGATTTGAGCACGTTGGCCTTACATACATCTGTCGGTTGTATTTCCCTCCAGAATGCCAGCAGGACCGCACTTTGTTACGCAACCAATACTATTAATTGAAAACATTCCTAATATTTGACATAAATCATCAACAAAACACAAAGAGGTCAGACCAGATTGAAACGATAAAAACGATAATGCAAACTACGCGCCCTCGTATCACATGGAAGGTTTTACCAATGGCTCAGGTTGCCATTTTTAAAGAAATATTCGATCAAGTGCGAAAAGATTTAAACTGTGAATTGTTTTATTCTGAACTAAAACGTCACAATGTCTCACATTATATTTACTATCTAGCCACAGATAATATTCACATTGTGTTAGAAAACGATAACACTGTGTTAATAAAAGGACTTAAAAAGGTTGTGAATGTTAAATTCTCAAGAAATACGCATCTTATAGAAACGTCCTATGATAGGTTGAAATCAAGAGAAATCACATTTCAGCAATACAGGGAAAATCTTGCTAAAGCAGGAGTTTTCCGATGGGTTACAAATATCCACGAACATAAAAGATATTACTATGCCTTTGATAATTCATTACTATTTACTGAGAGCATTCAGAACACTACACAAATCTTTCCACGCTAAATCATCACGTCCGGTTTCTTCCGTGTCAGCACCGGGGCGTTGGCATAATGCAATACGTGTACGCGCTAAACCCTGTGTGCATCGTTATTAATTATTCCCGGACACTCCCGCAGAGGAGTTTCCCTGTCAGGGCTGCGGACATAGTTAATCCGGGAATACAGTGACGATCCTTCGCATCTGACATACATTAATAAATATTAACAATATGAGATTTCAACTCATTGTTTAGGGTTTGTTTAATTTTCTACACATACGATTCTGCGAACTTTAAAAAGCATCGGGAATAACACCATGAAAAAAATGCTACTCGCTACTGCGCTGGCCCTGCTTATTACAGGATGTGCCCAACAGACGTTTACTGTTCAAAACAAACCGGCAGCAGTAACACCAAAGGAAACCATCACCCACCATTTCTTCGTCTCTGGAATTGGGCAGAAGAAAACTGTCGATGCAGCTAAAATTTGTGGCGGCGCAGAAAATGTTGTTAAAACAGAAACCCAGCAAACATTCGTAAATGGATTGCTCGGTTTTATTACTTTAGGCATTTATACTCCGCTGGAAGCGCGTGTGTATTGCTCACAATAATTGCATGAGCTGCCCATCGATATGGGCAGCTCTATCTGCACTGCTCATTAATATACTTCTGGGTTCCTTCCAGTTGTTTTTGCATAGTGATCAGCCTCTCTCTGAGGGTGAAATAATCCCGTTCAGCGGTGTCTGCCAGTCGGGGGGAGGCTGCATTATCCACGCCGGAGGCGGTGGTGGCTTCACGCACTGACTGACAGACTGCTTTGATGTGCAACCGACGACGACCAGCGGCAACATCATCATGCAGAGCATCATTTTCAGCTTTCGCATCAGCTAACTCCTTCGTGTATTTTGCATCGAGCGCAGCAACATCACGCTGACGCATCTGCATGTCAGTAATTGCCACGTTCGCCAGCTTCAGTTCTCTGGCATTTTTGTCGCGCTGGGCTTTGTAGGTAATGGCGTTATCACGGTAATGATTAACAGCCCATGACAGGCAGACGATGATGCAGATGAGCAGAGCGGAGATAATCGCGGTTATTCTGCTCATACCTCACTCTCTCTGACCGTTCCGCCAGCTTCTTTGAATTTTGCAATCAGGCTGTCAGCCTTATGCTCGAACTGACCATAACCAGCGCCCGGCAGTGAAGCCCAGATATTACTGCAACGGTCGATTGCCTGACGGATATCACCGCGATCAATCATAGGTAAAGCACCACGCTCTTTAATCTGCTGCAATGCCACTGCGTCCTGGCTTTTGGGGGAGAAGTCTTTCAAACCAAGCTGTTTACGGTAAGCATCCCACCAGCGTGAAAGAAGCTGATAACGTCCGGCGGCTGTTGATTTGAGTTTGGGGTGTAGCGTGACAAGTTTGCGAGGGTGATCGGAGTAATCAGTAAACAGTTCGCCGCCAACAATAACATCATAACCGTGGTTACGTGTCGGTTGTCGCCCGTTATCCGTTCCTTCTGACCACGCCAACATATCGAGGAAGGCTTTACGCTGAGGATTAAGATTTTGCATTTTTCACCCCTGTCAGTCGTTCCCAGAAGTACGTCAGTGCAACCGAACCCATCGCACCACTAATCCCCGCTGTCGCGAGAATCATGTAAATACTGAATCCACTTTCGATGCTGATCAGGCCACCAATAACACCGGTGAATCCTGATACCACTATTTGAGCCAGAGCATTTATCCAACTCCACGTTGCTTTACTCTGCTTCACATCTATCAGGTAGCGGACCAGACCGCCCCAACCTGCGATGATCAGCAAAACGAGCCAGAACGCTCCGGCAAGGCTCTCTTTTTCGTGCATATGAATAGCCAATGTTTCGCCGCCGACAAAAGGCCGGGACGTTAAATGTCAGAAATCAGGCTCACGGGGTAATTTAACGACAAAGCACGGAGTTGATGCTCCCCACAAGCCTGGAATAAAAAAGCCAGCATGTAGCTGGCAACAGAGGGCTAAGCAATATCAACTCAACAGCTGAAGACCCCCTGGCTGGGGTAGGTTGGAAGGCTACTCACCGTTCAGAAACAGAAAAGCCCAAGGCTTTAAACCTCGGGCTTGAATTTGGATTACTGCCAGTGCGTACAACATTGGCAAAATATCAGATTTACATAAAATATATGATTTTTAATCCAGTTTTGCAATATCTTGCTGTGAAAATGTGGTCTTTTGTTTTGAACGTGTTTTCGTTAAAAGCAATAAAGCTTGGCTATCAAGCTGTAGAAAAATGTGTTTCATTGCAACCCAGCGTTCAGTAAATGTCTCAGACCAGTTTTTTGATGTCACTCCCACCAGTGATGCCAGCTCCTGGTATTCATAGGTCTTACGCCCTGCCAGCTCGTTCTTCACATCCTGTGCCGCCAGCCAGATCAACTTCTTCAAACGTTCCAGTGTCTTACCTGCAATTTTCCTGGTACCCAACAGAGTCTTAAACTCGCTCCATGCCCACTGCGTTATGGTGACCTGATGTTCCCAGCGAACACTTTCGCTGTAACTCCACAGCAACCACGCTTTCTGATGTTCTTCGAGAGACAGAACCGCGCGGCGCCATGACGAGGTTGAGAACTCAACCTGGCTGACCAGTGCAATGGATGAACCTTTTGCGTACGACTGCTTACCGGAAATCGGCGGATTATCCAGCGTAATCATCCTGCCAGTTACCTCATCCAGAATGCGCGGCTTCTTTCGTTTGTATGTACCAGTATCAAATTGTGCATGCTCCAGCCAGGCTTCAAGCTGTCCTTTCGTTGCTCCGCTCAAATCAGCGGTAGCCACAATGAGTTGCTCGCGGACATACTGTAAATATTGGGTATTCATGCGGCAGCTCCTTTCAGTGTTTTGGCGTAATTCTTCAGTATCCGGTAATCGGTCAAAACAGAACCAGGAAAACGATATAAGCGCAGGCGCATCCAGCGGTGGCGAAGACGTTCTGCCATATAAGACTCAAACATCATTCATTCCCCAGTTCGGTGATGGTCAGCTCCAGCTTCCCACCTTTGGTAACGGGCATCTTCACAACACGGTAATCAACGACCTGAGCATCATCCAGCCAGAAACCTGCTTTGGTGAGTGCCTCAAAAGCGGCTTTTTGCAGATTATCCAGGTCACGGCGACGGCGATCCGGCATGTGGCACTCAATACGGATTTTCACTGGCATAGCCAGGCCGATATCCAGCATGGAGCCTTTGATGATTCGGGCGACGTTATCACGGTATGCCTGCCCTTCTGCGCTGATGTGCGTGCGCCCGCGATTATGCCGGTAGTAGCGATTATTGCTCGGAGGCCAGGGTAATGTGATGCTGTAGGTATTCACGCCTTAATAACCCCCTCTTTCAGCCAGATAACCTGTGTTCTCGCCATACCTTCCAGCGCGCATTCTTTTGCATATGCAGCATCGACAAAATGTGTGCGGCGGTCGATTTCGTCGTGGCAGGCAGAACATGCAATGGTGGCAATCAGGTCTGGCGGTTTGATACCGGTACCGCACAATCCAGCCAGCCGGATATGTGCCAGTACAGACGTTTCAGAATTGCCATTACATACGCCAGGGATTCTTACCTGGCATTCCCGACCACGCGCTGCTTTTCTCAAATCAGCCATGATTCCTCCTTGCTGCCAGTCGCAACCATTTTTTATCAACCAGGCTAGCGGTATATCCGAGCAGTGTTGGTATTTCGGATGGCTTCAGCTCAGGCTTACGCTTACGACGATTTGATACTCTGTAGATGTGTCCGTTCATGACACGAATAAGCGGTGTAGCCATTACGCCTCCTGCTTGTCACGGAGCTGCTGGAACTCGCAGCTCTGCGGAATAGTCAGATGGCAACCAATATTCATCGCCCAGGCTTCAACCTTACACAGGAAGACATACATCTCTCCGGTATCAAGATCGGAGGTATGGCGTAACGACTGGATAGTGGTGATATCACCGGTTACGACATCAACCAGGTCTTTGGTTTCATAACCGAGATATGTGTGTTTGAGAGCATCTTTTACCCAAGCTGGAGTGGCGAACGTTTTACCCCTGCTGATGAGGTATTCACTGATTTCGCTGTACCACATGTGGCTGAGTGCATTCTGGGAAAGACTGCGTTTCTCACGCCACGGTTTAAGCACCATGCGAAAGCATTTGCCCTCCTCCAGATAAGGCTGGATCTGCCGACCGATAGCGGTGAAGTTGCCGCGATGTAATTTGATGCCGTCTTGTGAGAGGTTCACGCTTCACCTCCGCAGAGGTCAAACGCTAGATGCAAAGAATTGCAGGTGCATTTCTGCATCTGTGAAGGGAGAAGAGAGTTTGGATTGTATGTGCGCATAAACGTCCCCGTTTAGCGCAGAAGTCACCGGAGTTGTTCAGGCTCCGGTGACATAATTATGCCGTGTTGATTTCCCAAAATCAAAATCGATAGAATTGCTCCTTCTTAAAACACTTTTACTCTCTGGAAGCTTTTCTTATCTCTCTTGGTGTTATATTAAAACGATTATGAAATCTTTCAGTAAAACGCGAAGGACACTTATAACCATTTTCTCTGGCAATCTCGCTTATAGGTTTTACCGTCGTTTGTATAGCAGACAACGCATTATTTAACCTCACATCGTCCAGTATACTTTGGAAACTTACCCCCTCGCTTGCTAGACGGCGATGTAATGTAGAAACAGAAATGTAGAGATATCGAGCAACCTTGTTTGCTGTCCATTTTGTGCCGGGTTCGGATAGCAGCAGGTTATAACAACGACTTATCAATGATTGTTTACTATATGATAAAAGTAAATGATTAACATGATTCACTCCTAACGAAAGTAGAACGCCCATTGCTAAGTGCTCCTGAATTTTAGTTGAGAAGCCTCGGGAAACAGATGTTTTTAGTTGCTCCCAACAATATATTAACTCAGGATTCTGAGGTAAAAAGAAACTTGTTTTGTTACGTATTTGATCAGTTACCGTATAAAGCTTTTGGAAACTCTCAATTAAATCAATGGGTAAGTAAAGCATTTCTGCAAGATAAAGCCCTGCTTCAGGATAATTCTCAATATAAAATTCATAACCACAAGGAAATAATATTATTTGATTATTATCAACAGTTAAAGTATGCGTCTCCCAATTGATAACTTTCTTTCCCTGACGGATACGACACAAAGCTGGCATAAGAGGCTTAACCCTATGAATCTCATGATGTTTATGCATCCGTATTTCTTCGATCTTTAAGTTAGTCTTACCTCTTGCCAGCATACTCTCACCCTACTTTATCTCATAAACTGGTGTTATCTCAGCGGTTGCGATTTTATTAGCATTAAGCATATAACCAACTAACGCTCCGCTGGAGTTAGAATCTACAGGAATCTTTTCAGTTTTTAGAGCCCATACTTTAAACTGGTAATGATGTGGTTTATCTCCTTTAGGAGGACATGCGCCACCAAACCCAGCATAGCCAAAATCATTTCGGCCTTGAACAGCACCAGTCGGCAGTTTTGTTCCATCACGTCTCCCTGCATCAACGGGCAAATATGTTACTGTTGCTGGAATATTAACAACAGTCCAATGCCACCAACCACTGCCTGTAGGTGCATCTGGATCATATACAGTTACGGCAAAGCTTTTGGTACCTTCAGGAACACCAGACCAGGTTAATGAGGGCGATGTATTACCACCTTCACACCCAAATCCAGAAAAGACATGAGACGTTGTAAGTTGCTCTCCTGTTTTTATTTCATTACTAGCGACCTGAAATGCTGCAGCCTGCGCAGAAAATGTTATGAATGCCAATACAGTTGAAACGATAAGTGTTTTCATAAAAACCTCTTTGTTATGACCTATCGTTATTTTATTTGATATTCCTTTATCTCATTATGCATAAAGGCGCAATGTTCATGCAAAAGCAATCACAATTGTACCCCCAACCCAATTATTTGCCACAATATACACAAAGCACATTGATACTATCTAAAAACTCTGCTTTATTATTAGTAATACCTACGAAAGTCGGTGTTATTTTTTAACCTACCATTCAAAATACGTGACATACACCATTTTGCTCATAATAATTTGTCACGTATTTTCAGTATTTGAATCTGCGACCAAGAGTTCTCACCTAACAAATGATTAAGATTGTATAGCTCATTTACTACCCCAATACAGCCGTACAAAACTCGCTTGTGGGAGCAAACAAAGTAATTACCCATTAAGTTTCGTTAAAGATAATTAATTCTGTCTTGCACTTTATCATCATAGCATAACTTAAAATCCGAGATCATTATTTAGAAATAAATCTCACCATCAACCATATATTTGAGAGCACTTATCGCCTGCTGGGCA